TGATCGACGCGATGCGCAGGGCTGTGTCGTCTGGTCGTGGTGTGGGTAAGTCAGCCCTGGTGTCGTGGCTGATCCTGTGGATGCTGAGCACTCGCATCGGGTCCAGTGTCATCGTGTCGGCTAACAGCGAGAACCAGCTTCGTAAGGTAACCTGGGGTGAACTCACCAAGTGGGTCACGATGAGCCTGAACTCCCACTGGTGGGAGCCAACGGCTACATCGCTGAACCCGGCGCAGTGGTTGACCGAACTGGTCGAGCGTGACCTGCGCAAAGGCACCCGGTACTGGGGAGCCGAGGGTAAGCTGTGGAGCGAGGAGAACCCAGACGCCTATGCCGGTGTCCACAACATGGACGGCATGATGGTGATCTTCGACGAGGCCAGCGGTATCCCGGACAGCATCTGGTCCGTGGCTGCGGGGTTCTTTACAGAAAACATCTTGGACCGGTACTGGCTGGCGTTCTCCAACGGTCGACGCAACACCGGGTACTTCTACGAGGCTGTGGACGGGTCCAAGCGGGAGTTCTGGGAAAGCGAGAAGATCGACGCCCGCACAGTCGAGGGCACCGACAAGAGCATCTACCAGCAGATCATCAACGAGTACGGTGAGGACTCGGACGAGGCACGGGTCGAGGTCTATGGCGACTTCCCCAAGTCGGGCCAAGACCAGTTCATCGCACCACACAGCGTGGATGACGCCATGAAGCGGCCACAGTACAAGGACATGACTGCACCCGTCATCGTAGGCGTGGACCCGGCCCGTGGCGGCATGGACAGCACCGTGATCGCTGTGCGCCGTGGGCGTGACATCGTGGCGATCAAACGGTTCAAGGGCGAGGACACCATGAGCGTGGTGGGTCACGTCATCGACGCCATCGAGGAGTACCGGCCAGCGTTGACCGTGATCGACGAGGGTGGTCTGGGCTACGGCATCCTTGACAGATTGACCGAGCAGAAGTACAAAGTGCGCGGGGTCAACTTCGGCTGGAAAGCCAAGAACCCGACCATGTGGGGCAACAAGCGGGCCGAGATCTGGGGTGCGATGCGCGACTGGCTCAAGACCGCCAGCATTCCGCAGGACAGACTGCTCAAGAACGATCTGACCGGCCCGATGAAGAAGCCCAACTCGGCAGGCACCATCTTTTTGGAAGGCAAGAAGGAAATGAAAGCCCGTGGACTGGCCTCTCCTGATGCAGCCGATGCGATTGCTGTGACATTCGCACATCCCGTGGCACATCGGGAGTACAATGACCGAACAACCACCCGGCGCAACGCTCAAAACGGCGCTGCCCTCACTTCATGGATGGGGTCATAATGGCTACGAAAAAAGGCGTTTCACTCTCTGTCGGTCGTGGCGAGAAGCTGCCCGTATCCAAGGGCGCAGGCTTGACAGAAAAGGGCCGCGCCAAGTACAACCGCGAGACTGGCTCCAATCTCAAGGCTCCTGCACCAAACCCCAAGACCAAGGCCGACCAAGGCCGTAAAGACTCGTTCTGCGCCCGCATGGAAGGGGTTGTCAAAAACGCCAAAGGTCCAGCAGAACGGGCCAAGGCATCACTCAAACGATGGAAGTGCTGATCATGGCTACAAAACCTGGACTCTACGCAAACATCAACGCCAAACGCGCCCGTATTGCCGCAGGCAGCGGCGAGAAGATGCGCAAACCTGGCGCTGCTGGCGCACCCACGGCCAAAGACTTCAAAGAGTCGGCCAAAACTGCCAAAAAACCAACCAAGGGGAAGTGATGCCACTCGTCAAATCCAAATCCCCCGAGGCATTTCGCAAGAATGTGAAGGCCGAGATCGCTGCTGGCAAGCCTGTCAAGCAGGCCGTGGCAATTGCCTACTCAGTCAAGCGCGAAGCTGCCAAAAAACCCACAATGAAGACCAAAAAATGAGCCTCCAAGCCCTGCAAGACTGCCTGATCGTCCGTCCCGACATGGAAAAACATGAGCTTTTCATCATGCTGCGCGAGAAACAAACTGGCACGGGTGTGGTAATCTCCGCTGGTCCTGACGCCAAGGACGTGAAAGTCGGCGACAAGGTGCTATTTGGTGATTCCATCGGTCAAGACCTAAAATACGAGGGTGACAACCTTCTGGTCATGAGGGAATCACACACCCTCGGAGTATTTGACGCATGAAAGACACCACCGGAATCGTAGCCGCAGCAAATGTGGCAAAAAACGGACCGTATCCGTCAAAAGGCGGTTCCGAGGAAATTCTGACCGTTGCCCGTTCACGCATGAAGACGGCGATGGCTGCGTTTTCCGAGACACGGGAAGACGAACTCGACGACCTGCGGTTCTACGCAGGCTCTCCAGACAACCAGTGGCAGTGGCCTGCCGATGTGCTCCAGACTCGTGGTGCTGTGCAGGGTCAAACGATCAACGCCCGCCCGTGCCTGACCATCAACAAGCTGCCGCAGCACGTCCACCAGGTGACCAACGAGCAGCGGATGAACCGCCCAGGCATCAAGGTTATCCCGGCTGACGACAAGGCCGATGTGGACATGGCAGACGTGTTCAACGGCGTAATCCGTCACATCGAGTACATCTCCGATGCTGACGTGGCCTACGACACCGCCTGCGAGAACCAGGTGTCCTACGGCGAAGGTTACATCCGTCTGCTGACCGAGTACTGCGACGAGGACACGTTCGATCAGGACATCAAGATCGGGCGCATCCGCAACAGCTTCAGCGTCTACATGGACCCGCTGATCCAAGACCCCACTGGCGCAGACGCCAAGTGGTGCTTCATCACGGAAGACCTGCCCAAGGCTGAATACGAGCGTCTGTACCCCGATGCAGCGCCCATCAGCACCTTGATGAGCCTTGGTGTGGGCGATCAGTCCATCAGCCAGTGGATCAACGAGAACACCATCCGCATCGCCGAGTACTTCTACATCGAATACGAGAAGCAAACCCTCAACCTGTACCCCGGCAACCAGACTGCGTTCACCGGTACGCCCGAGGACAAGCAGCTTCGCATGATGTTCGGCAAGCCAATCCGCACCCGCGAAGCTGACCGCAAAAAGGTCAAGTGGTGCAAGATCAACGGCTACGACATCCTTGAAGAACGCGATTGGGCTGGTGCCTACATCCCCGTGGTGCGCATAGTTGGCAACGAGTTTGAAGTCGATGGCCGCATGTACGTGTCGGGCTTGGTGCGCAACGCCAAGGATGCCCAGCGCATGTACAACTATTGGGTAAGCCAAGAAGCTGAGATGCTGGCGCTGGCCCCCAAAGCCCCGTTCATCGGCTACGGCGGTCAGTTTGAAGGCTACGAGCAGCAGTGGAAGACTGCCAACACGAACAACTGGCCCTATCTGGAGGTCAATCCAGACGTTACAGACGGTCAAGGCGCTGTGTTGCCACTACCCCAGCGGGCACAGCCTCCAATGGCCTCCAGCGGCCTGCTGCAAGCCAAGGCGGGTGCTGCCGAGGACATCAAGTCGGCCACCGGCCAGTACAACGCATCGCTGGGCATGACCAGCAATGAGCGTAGCGGCAAGGCAATCTTGGCCCGCCAGCGTGAGGGCGACATCGGCACCTACCACTACGTTGACAACTTGGCCCGTGGGGTTCGTCACATTGGCCGTCAACTCGTGGACCTGATCCCCAAGATTTACGACACTGAGCGCATTGCCCGAATCATTGGCGAAGACGGCGAGCCAGATACCGTCAGGATGAACCCGATGCAAGAGGAGCCAGTCAAGCGCATCGTGGACCAAGAGGGCAACCTGATCGAGAAAATCTACAATCCCGGCGTTGGCAAGTACGATGTGCGCGTGATCACTGGCCCCGGCTACGCTACCAAGCGTCAAGAGGCTCTGGAGAGCATGGCCCAGTTGCTGCAAGGCAACCCACAGTTGTGGCAAGTCGCTGGCGACCTGTTTGTCAAAAACATGGACTGGCCCGGTGCTCAAGACCTCGCCAAGCGGTTCAAGAAGACCATCGACCCGAAAGTACTGGCCGATGAAGATGATCCAGCTTTGGCCGCTGCCAACCAGCAGATGGAAGCGATGGCCGCTGAGATGGAAAACATGTTCCAGATGTTGCAAAACGTCAACCAGAGCATGGAAGCCCGTGAGTTGCAGATCAAGGAATTTGAGGGCCAAATCAAAGCGTATCAGGCTGAGACACAGCGCATTTCCGCTGTCCAGGCTGGCATGAGCGAGCAGCAGATTCAAGACATCGCTATGGGCGTTGTGGCTGCTGCGATGGAAAGCAACGACAACATGGTCATGATGACCGAGCAGCGTGAGATGCCCGAGATGCTCGAAATGGAAGCACCCGAACAAGGAGAGATGAATGAAATGCGCTGATTTTGTAGGTGAACTGTTCTTGGCCCGTGACGTGGCCCACTCGGTTCACTTGAACACCCGCAGCTTCTCCAAGCATTCGGCGTTGCAATCGTTCTACGACGAGGTGATCGACTTGGCCGACAAGTTTGCCGAGGCGTATCAAGGCCGTCATGGTCTAATTGGCCCCATCAGCCTGATGAGCGCCAAAAAGAACGGCAACATCATCGAGTTTCTGGAGCAGTCCCTCAAAGACATTGAGGGTATGCGCTACGAGGTGTGCGACAAGAACGACACCCCACTTCAGAACATCATTGATGAAATCGTTGGGCTTTACCTGTCCACGCTGTACAAGCTAAAATTCTTGGCATAAGGAGCCAACATGACGGTTAACCTCTCCGCGCTGGCTGGTGCCGGTCAACAGTTTTTTGACAACAACGGCAACCCGTTGTCGGGTGGTAAGCTGTACAGCTACGTGGCCGGGACAACTACACCGCAAGCCACTTACACGAGTGTCAGCGGTGCAACAGCGCACACTAACCCGATTGTTTTGGACTCCGCTGGCCGTGTGGCAACGGGTGAGATATGGGTAACCGCTGGTCAAAACTACAAGTTTGTGCTGAAGACC